TGTTCCTAAAAAGACAGACATTGATCGTGCAATCGCAATTGAACCAGATTTAAATATGGCTCTTCAATTAGCAGTTGGACAACACATCCGTGCAAAACTTAAAATTATCGGGATTGATATTAAAAATCAATCCGTTAATCAAATGCTTGCACAGATAGGCTCTGAAACTAACACTCTAGCTACTATTGATTTAGCTAGTTCGAGTGATAGTATATCCAGACGCCTTATCTGGGATTTACTCCCAGATGAGTGGTTTACCGTACTAAATGAAATACGATCTCCCTATGGTGAACTACCTGACGGTAGCTTAACCAAGTGGGAAAAGTTTTCAAGTATGGGCAATGGCTTTACTTTTGAACTGGAAACTCTGCTGTTTTACGCTCTTAGTGTAGCAGCGTCAGAGTTTCTGGGAAGTGACCTTAATAACCTAAGTGTTTACGGAGACGACATTATTGTCAACTCTTCTGTAGCTCCTCTTCTCATCAGCGTTTTACGCGCTGTGGGATTTGAAACGAATATTGATAAAACATTTATCGATGGTCCGTTTCGAGAAAGCTGTGGTAAACATTATTATAATGGTTATGATATTACACCGTTTTATATAAGAAAGCCAGTCGACTCTGAACAACGGGTCTGCTGGTTACTTAATAAATTAAGACTTTGGTCTTGTAATGGGTCGTATTCTTACGACTCCACTTATAAGCTATGGCTCAGTATCCGTCGTCAATATATTCATCCACGTTTACTTGGTGGAAAAAATATACATGATGATAGTGCTGTAATATCACCTGAATCACCCAGAGACAAACTTTCTCAAGTTATGTCAATGCGTAAGATTAACGGTGTGCCTGCTGTATTGCGTTCATTTCAAATGATGCATACAGTCCAAAGAAAACCATTGAATCCGTGTAAGGAAGACCGTACGTTAGTTAGAGATATGATTCGCAATGGCAATAACTTGCCACGTAAATCACTTCAATATAACTCTCGTACTTTCTCTCTGAACACTTTACAATGGGCGTGTAATATAACTACTTCGCCTAAATTGGCCGATAGTAACGATGTTGCTATCTTCGAAGAAGTTAAGGACTACTATTGCTATGTAGCTAATAGTAGTGAGTGGCGTAACATACCACTATACCCAAACGAGTATAGATAGTATTACGTATTAACAAATCCATACATCCATGTATGGTTGAACGTCTTCTAATAACGAAGATGTAGAGGAAAGCTGCTT